GGTTCATGATGCTGCACCATGGGTTAGAACTCTTAATGCCTCTGTCCGTCCTATTGTTGCTTTCACTTTTGTAGGGTTACTTGTATTTGTTGATGTAGCTGGATTTATATGGGCAGTTCAAACATCTGGTTTTAGTCGTGAATCTATGGACGTTGTATTTTCTGGTGATGAGATGAGCATCGTAGCTTCTATTATTGGATTCTACTTTGGTGCTAGAACTTGGGAAAAGAAATAAGTGAATGTATCAAAAGCTGCTATCGCTCTTATTAAACATCACGAAGGCGTGCGTAGTCGTCCCTATCGTTGCCCTGCAAACCTTTGGACTGTTGGTGTGGGTCACCTTATCGGCGATGGCAAATCTTTGCCTGATTCTTGGAACAGAACTTTTACGGAAGCTGAAATAGATGGAATTCTTAAATCCGACCTACGTCGCTTCGAGTTGGGAGTACATAAGATGCTACCTAACGTGCCTCTTCGACAACATGAATTTGACGCTATTATTAGTTTTTGCTTCAATCTGGGTCTTGGATGCTTTCAGCGTTCAACACTCCGTCAAGCGCTTCTTCGCGGGGATAAAAAGGCGGCTATGGAATCGTTAGTGAAATATTGTCGTGCAGGTGGTAAAATACTCAGAGGTCTACAAATCCGTAGATTAGATGAGAAAGCACTCTTTGAAGGTAAATAATGCCGTTAAGTAAACTAGTCTTTAAACCAGGAGTTAACCGAGATCAAACTGATTATGCCTCAGAAGGCGGTTGGTATGAGATGGACAAAGTTCGCTTCCGTTCAGGCTTCCCTGAAAAACTAGGTGGTTGGACAGTTAAAACTTTTGAAGCTTATGAAGGTGCTGCGCGTAGTCTATTTACATGGGCTGCAATAGATGGTGCTAAGTTAACTGCGATTGGTACTAATGAAAAAATCTATGTAAACTCTGGCACAACCATTCATGACATAACACCTCTTCGTGTTACCTATACCTCTACTACAACCCCTTCATCTACTGATTGTTTTAAAACAACAAACGGTTCTAACCTTGTTGAAATATTAAACATCACTGCAGGTATAGAAGATGGTGAGTGGGTTACATTTAGTGGTGTAACTGTTGCCGTAGGTGGTGTCCCCGCTGCGGATTTTAATAATGAATTTCAAATAACAATTATAGGCGGCACACCTTATATTGCGGTTGCTACAACTGCAACATCTACTGCTACATCATCTGGCAATTCAGCAATCGTAGCAAAATTTGAAATTAATATTGGTTTCCCTATTGTAACAGCAGGTTATGGTTGGGGTGCTGGAGGTTGGTCTCGTGGTACCTGGGGTTCAGGTTCTACTGTACCTATTAACTTTGCTGCACGATTAGAATTCTTTGATAACTTTAATCAGAATTTAACTTTTAATATTAACGCTAGTGATCTTTATTATTGGGAATATGATCCTGGTTTTACAACGCGTGCAATTACATTACAATCTGTACCCGGTGCTATTGCAGTGCCTCGTCAAGTAGACTATTCATTGTTTGCATCAAGTGGTCACTTTGTAGCACTAGGTTGTACTAATTATCTAGCTACAACTGTAGCGGGGCAAACAATATCTTCTATAACTCGTGGTGGTACGGGTAATTTAACTGCTACTGTTACAACAGCTTCTGCGTATGGATTACAATCAGGCGATTATATTACTGTGTCAGGCGCAATACCTGCACAGTTTAATGGCACTTTCCAAATTACTTATATTGATGCAACGCATTTTAGTTATACTATGTTAACAGCGCCCGCTGGTAACGCTTCTACTGTAGGTACATATGTATACAATAATTATACAGGCACTTATGATCCACTTCTTATTCGTTGGGCAAACGTAGATGCAACGATAGGTCCTGAACCAGAAGTATGGCAACCTACTGTAACTAATACAGCAGGGTTCTTAAGATTACAATCAGGTTCTAGAGTGGTGGCAGCACTAAATTCAAGACAAGAAATGTTAATCTTTACTGATACGTCTCTTACATCGATGCAGTTCTTAGGTACAACAGAAGTGTTTGGTTTACAAGAACTATCACATAATATTTCTATTGCAGGACCTAATGCTATTGTAGGTATTAATAACGTAGTTTACTGGATGGGACGTGATAAGTTCTTCACATACTCTGGTCGTGTAGATGCACTACCTTGTACACTACGTCAATACATATTCTCTGACATTAATTATAACCAAGCACAACTTTTCTTTGCAGGTACTAATAATCAGTTTAATGAAATTATTTGGTTCTATTGCTCAGCTACTTCAAATGAAATTGATCGCTATGTCATATATAACTATTCAGAAAGTATTTGGTACTATGGTCAATTAGAAAGAACAGCTTGGTTAGATTCAGGTGACTTCACTAATCCTATTGCTGCGTACAATGGTTGGATCTATGATCAAGAAAACGGCGTAGATGATGGTCAACCTAATGGTGCAGCACCATTACCTATTTCGGCTTACATTCAGTCTGCGAATGTTGATATTGATGATGGCGATAAATATATGCTTATACGTCGTATTATTCCAGACATTAACTTTTTACAATCAGAACAAACTAATCCTGTAACAGGGGCTACTAACACTATTCAAACTACGATTACTGTAGGTGTTCAAAACTTCCCAGGTGCTGCATCAGCTACTACAAATGCATCGGGTGTCACTACAGCTCGTAACATCGTAACGGCAACAGCCACAGTGGATCAATATACAAACCAAGTATTCGTAAGAGCACGTGGTCGTCAAATGAGTTTTAGAATTGAGTCAAACAATGTGGGAACTCAGTGGCAACTTGGTATGCCTAGAGTGGATGCACGTCCAGATGGAATGAGAAACTAATATGGCTAATCTTATAACGACTTCAAAAGCCCCAGCACTAGCATTAACACCTACACAGTTTTCTCAAGTGCATTTTGATTTATTTAATAATCAACTTCGTGTTTACTTTAATACACTAGATGCGGCTAATGTACAAACACAACAAGCAGTAAATAGTTTAACTGTAATGACTTGGTTGGGAGACCTCTAATGGCATTTCAAAATATAACAGGTATAAAATTAGGTCAAGCTGAGATTACAACCAGTTTTACTACAATCTATACTACGCCCGCTACAACAAGAACTTATGTAAAAGACATTAATATATGTAATACAACAGCTACGTCTCTTACTGTTTCAGTTTGTTTAGTGCCAAGTGGTGGTACAGCAGGTGTTGGAAATGCTTTATTTTATGAATGGCTTTTATACCCACGTGACTTATACAGATGGCAAGGAGTTCAAATTATGAATGAAGGCGACACCATACAAGTTGATGCTTCTGCATCTGGTGCTACAATTACAGTTTCTGGTGGTGAAGCTGTATAAATCATGGTAACATTACACTATATTAAAAAGGACGTTTTATGGCAACACATCAACTAGCTCAAGGCTTAGCTTCCCTCGGTAGACATGGTGACTCCATGCTTATGCACGTTAGTCCAGCTGAAGTAGAAGGATTAAGTGCACTAGGTAGAATGACAGGTCATAAACTACATACTAATCCTCATACAGGTATGCCTGAAGCGTTTGATTTCGGTGACTTTTTTACTAACCTACTTCCTACTCTTGCTGGTGTTGCATTAGCTCCTGTTTCTGGAGGTTCTAGTTTAATTCCTATTATGGGTGGTATTGCTACAGGAGCTGCTGTTGCTGGTGCTAAAGGTAATGATCCTTTAATGGGTGGTTTAATGGGGGGGCTTGGTGGTTTTGGTGGAGCTGGTTTAGCTAAATCAATAGGTAATCTAGGTGCTGGTGCCACTGCGGGTGCTGGATCTGGTGCTACAGCTACCACTCCAGTAGTTCAAGGTGCAGGTGCAACCGAAGCTATGGGCTTTAGTCAAGCTGGTCAAGCCCCTTTAAGTTTTCAAGCTCCAGGTCAAGGAGGTTTAGCTCTTAATACTGCAGCTGCTGATGCAACTAAATCACTAGCTTCAACTGCTTCTCCTTATGAAACTTTATTAGCTGGAACTAAAGAACTTACTGGTATGGGTGATATGACTATCAGTGACGCTTATAAAAAGTTTACCACTCCTGTAGCTCAAGGTGGTGCCGGTGGATCAGGTATGCAATTAGCTACATCTTTTGGGGTACCAGCAATACAAGCATCATTACCAAAAGCAGTTGATATGACTGATGAAGAAGCTAGACGTAAAGCTGAAGAAAACAAATATAGAGATAAAATTACAGGCGGACTTAATTTATTACAAGCTTCCCCTGATTTAAAATTTGCTGCATCTGGTGGTTTAATGAGCGCTTATGCTACGGGTGGTACAGTTAATACTAATTCAAGTACTATTTCATCAGGCGGCATTCAAGATTTATACGGCACAAATGATCAAACAACAGGAACACAAAACTTAAGTAAAGACGGCTATGGTATTGGTAGATTAAATTCACTAGCTGCTGAAGGTTCTCGTGCTAAAGCTGCTGATACATTTTATGCTATGGGAGGTCCAATTGCTTTTGCTAAAGGTGGACATCAAGGTTATTTAGATGGTGCCGGTGATGGCATGAGTGATTCAATACCTGCTACAATAGAAGGTAAACAACCAGCTCGTTTAGCTGACGGTGAATTTGTAATTCCTGCTGATGTAGTAAGTCATATAGGTAATGGATCTTCTAAAGCAGGATCTAAACAATTATATTCTATGCTAGATCGTATTAGAAAAGCAAGAACAGGTCATACTAAACAAGGTAAACAAATTAAACCACAAAAATACATGCCTGCATGAGACAAATTAACATAGTAGCACCTGATTTTATAAATCAGTATTGGAACAAAATAAAACCTTTTTTTGAGTCATCATTTAAATTTAGCACTGATGATTATAGTGTTGATCAAATTAAGTTTTTATTAGTGAATGGGCAGCAGATATGTCTTGTTGCAGTGGAAGATGATGGTAGTATTATAGGGGCATCCGCAGTATCTATTAGTAACTATCCTAATCATAGAGTACTACATATTACATCTATGGGAGGTAGAGCCTTAATAGAACCTGATTTAATCAAGCAATTTGAAGCTTGGGCTAGATCACAAGGTGTTACAAAGATAAGAGCTTTTGCACAAGATGCACAAGCTAGACTTTATAAAATGAAGATGGGCTTTCAATCGGTATCACAAGTAGTGGAGAAAACAATATGAAATTATTAGATGGCTTTAAATGGTTCCTTAATCCTGTGTGGATTATGGATACTTTTTTAACTTTGTGGGGTGGTGGGGGTCAACCTTCTAATCCTACTAGTACTACGTATACTTCTAATTTACCCGAGTATGCAAAGCCTTTCTTTGAACAAGCTTTAGTTTCAGCAGGTAAAAATGTATTTACTACAGGCCCTGGCGGCGAAGTTACAGGCGTTAAACCTATGCCTACTTATACAGGCGACAGAGTTGCAGGCTTTACTCCAGGCCAAGAAGCAGTACAAAGAGATATTGCAGGACTTACAACTCCTGGTGGTTTTGAAACTGCTAGAACAGGTTTAGGTATGGGTTCTGGTTTAGGTTATGGCACTGCAGGTGCAGGATTAACAAGAGCATTAGGGTATACGCCTAGAGGTATTTCTACTGGAACATTTAGTCCAGCAGCAGCTTCATATTATATGTCTCCATATGCTACTAATGTTTCTGATATTGCAGCCCGTGAATTACGACGTCAAGGTGATATTGCTAAACAACAAGGCGCTATGGGTGCTATTGGACGAGGTTCATTTGGTGGCGCACGTCAAGCACTGATGCAAGCTGAACAAGAAAGAAACTTACAACAAAACTTAGCATCCATTTTCTCCATTCTTTCTGTTAACTTAGCTTGCATAGGATCTACACCAAGATAGTTTTTAAGTTCGTCTGCATAACTAGCAATACTTCCTACTTTTTCTAACGCATAAGGA